TGATGTCCGCGTCCGTTGCTGACCCGGTGCAGGTTGCGCGGATTGGGTTGCGGACGGCGTAGACGTTGCGCCCGGTGCCGTTCATGCTTTCGATCCAGTCAACGGCTTCCGATAGGTCGTCTGAGCTAAACTTTCCGATTTGCGGCTGCGAACCTTCTTTAAACGCGCGCACCTCGATTGAAGATGGTTCGGGCAATTCGTGCCAGCGGGCGGTTATGTATTCAAGGTCATGCAGGATTTCGGCGGGGTTCGCCTCTAGCGGCGTTGACTCCGGCATCATGCTTCGTCCTCGATCACGGTGCCGTCGTCGGGATCGTGTTTCCCGTCAAGCGCGCACCATAACATCTTGGCCAACGCGTCCATGCCTTCAACGGCTTGCCCGTCGTACTGACCTTTGATCTTGTGCGGCCAAAAATTGGCTATGACGACATAGCCGTTGGCGCAACGTATCCACGCTTGCACGTGCCACGGGGCTTTTTCTGGGCTTGGCTGAATAAACTCAACCCAATGAAATCGGCGCATAAACGTTTCAAACGCGGCGCAGTTTATCTCTTGTTCGGGGGTAGTCCAGTAGAGTTGCATGAATATGTGCCTCTGATGATGGGGTAGCCCGGCCCCATTCGCAGGGCCGGGTGATTTGTCAACGCTAAATGATTAAAACTCCGCGTCGTCTGGCACGTTAGCCGGGGCGGCTGCTTGGGTAGGCTGCGGTGCAGGCGCGGCTGCGGCGGTTGCAATTACCGGCGCGTCTGATTTGAGGCAGTCGGGGCGCGGCACCCACTCAACAACGGTTAAGACTGGCTTGTTTGACGTGCCAGACTTAAGAACCTGGCTTTCAACGCCGGTCTGTTTGACAAGCGGCATCAACCGCCCATTGTCAGATTTTTCCGCCCATTCCGCCGCGATCTGCTTAGACAGCTTTGAAAAGGCATCGTAGGCACCGAACGCTGCTTGTTCCCAAGTTGCCGCTTGACCGCCGCCAATGGCGCAACGAACCGATAACGCAGCGGACCAAGCGTAGGCCCCCGATTGCTTTTTGCTTTCGTCGGGGCGCGGCGTTGCCTGCGAGAAATGTGCGTTCCACTTCTTTTCTGGCGCTTGGCCGGTCGCTCCGTCCTTCATCCATCCGATTTTCAGCGTGTCCAAGTCCATCACGCAGCCATTTTCAAAGCCGGGTATGTTGTTTTCGAACTTCATGTCGTTTTCGTCTTTACCGCGAATCGCCCACGACTTTGGCTTAAAGCCCTTCATGGCCGATCCGTTGGATGTCCAAGCCATCCAAGGACCTTGAGAGCCGCCGCCAGTTTCGCCTGTATCAATTGCAAACATGTTTTTCATCTTTCACTAATGCGCTTAAACGCGCGCCCTAAAACGTAATGCCTAGGGAATTGCCCGGTGCAGCCGGACGCTGATCAGCTTGCGCCGATGGGTTAGTCGCGTTGGCTAGGCCGTCGCGGCATTCTTTTTCGTTTTCACGAATCTCTGCGGACATATCTGGGTGCGCCAAGTGCAGCGCGTCAAGCATGTAATACTGACCCCCAAGGTATCCGTCTAAATCATTGGCCGACTCAATGCCCCAGATTGTTGCAATGCAGTTGCGCTTAAATCGGTCGGCGCGTTGCCAGTTCGTTAAGTCCACATTGAGGCCGTCGTCGTGTTCGTACTTGCCAAAGCTGCCGTAAGGGCGCTGCGGCTCGTCTTGCGTTGCGGTTGCAATTGCAAAGGTCATTTCCTAATTCCCCACCAAGCCATCAATGCCGCCTCTGCGCGCCCGTCGTCCTTGCCGCGCTTAAACTGTTCTGCGTCGTCTGGAAACATCTGCGAAGCTTTTTCGCGGCTGGCGTTTTTGTCTTTGGACAGGCCCATCGCGGGCTTCCATTTGCTCGGCTGGACCTCTGTGAAAGGAATATCGCGCCACATCAGCGCTCCCTTGAGAATGCCGAAGTCCATGAACATGGTGCAGAGCGTGGCGCGGCCCATGATCGGGCCCGCAAACAGCTTTTCCAACGTGCAGGCTTTGATGATCGGCAAGCCTGCAATAAGGTCGTGCAGTTCGCGCGTTGTGCCGGGCATGTCGTAGCAGGTAACGCGCATTGTTTCGTCGTCAATAAGTGCAAGCGCGCCTTTCTTGCCGGGGTCAATCCCAAGGTAAACGCTCATTGCGCTTGCGCCAAAACTGCTGGCCCAAACGTCTCAAACGCTGGCCAAGACCACGCCGGGACTTGCCCGTCGGTTTCGGATTCAATGCGCTTTGTGAGGCTAACGCTCGGCGATGCACCATGCGAACACAGCCGAGATATATGCGCCTGCGTTGTCTTTACCAGTTCCGCAAAGTCAGATTGCCGAACGTCGCTGTCTTTGAGGTATTGGGCTAATGTTTTCATAAGGCAGATATACATAGCATGTATAATCGCGTCAACAGGCAATCGTCATCCCCGCGAAAGAACGCAGAAAGGCGACACCTTCGCAAGTGCCGCCTTTGGTCCGTCCGTTGCTATATGATGGGGTTAGGCAGGCGCGGGATGGGTGTAAGATGTCATGCGGTCAATCATGCTGCAACCTTTTGTTGCGCTGCGCTGGCGCGGATGCGATCCATCAGCCAAGCAATGACAGGCACCGCCATGCTATTGCCCAGCGCCTTGTATTGCGGCCCATCTGCGGCGGGCTTGTTGCGATAGGTGATTGCGCAGTAATCTTGCGGGAAGCCTTGCAGGCGGGCGCACTCAGTTGGGGTCAGGCGACGAACTGCCCAATCCGGTGCAATAATGTTGCGCTCTTGCGAGCGCCCACCTGCCCCCGGATTATTCAGGGAATAGGCCAAATCGTCCTGCCACTCAACAGATCGACCGCCTGTCCGCCCGCGCTCCTGAAACGCGATAGCCATTGGGTCATGACGGCGCAGGGTTGGCGAAAGGTTGGCTGTTGCATCTGCTCCGTGGTCAACTGACTGAAATGCAATAGGCACCAACGGCGTCCCGCGCCCGGTCCCGTCCTCGCTGGCGTCAAACCCTTCGCCGCGCAGGGAGTGGGTGATCATCGTTTCGGTCTCATAGTCGCACCGCCCCATGCCGCCAGCGTTGAGGCAGTGGGCCAGGTCGCCAGTGCTGGGGATCAGGTGTCCGTTGTCTGCGTCTTGCGCGCCGACACTGCGGCAAGTGCGTGCTGTAACTGTGCCGGCAACACCTTGCCGCGCTTGTCGGCTCGGCGCAGTATTCCCGCGCAAGCCTTGGCGCTCAAATAAAACCGCTGCGGGATCGACTGCCCCTCCAAAATCGACGACAACGAACACACGGCGGCGGCGTTGTGCGAGCTTGAAATATTGAGCATCGAAAATCCGCCAAGCGCACCGTGCCCGTGGCCCGGACACCATACCGACACCGGGCCAGCTTCCGCCGTCTGGCGATGGTAAGGCATCATCTGCCCCGACAAGTCCGCCCAAGAAACATCCAAAGGCGTTCCCTTTGTCGGACAGGACGCCGGGGACGTTTTCCCACAAGACGGCGAGGCGTCCATCAGGTCTAGCATCGACGATTGCATGGCAGGTCTCCACAAATTTCAAAGTTAGGTTGCCGCGGGCGTCGTCGGTGCCTTTGCGCAGGCCCGCCACGGAAAACGCTTGGCACGGCGTCCCCGCGACCAGAACATCAGGCAACGGGACACCATGCGCCCGCGCCAGATCCGGCGTCACTTCGGTCATGTCGCCCCATAGCAACGGGTCGCCCTGGTTGTGATCGTCTGGCAGCTTGTAGCCGTGACGCTCTTGCAGGACCGCGCGGGGAAAATTCTCAATCTCCGAAGCCAACCGCCAATCAACCCACGGTGCCGCAACTTCTGGCGCTCCTATTCCTGAGCACATTGTCCAGCCGATCACACGTCACCCCCGATCACGTCGAACACATCTGCTGCAGTATCCGGCGCGGGCTGGTGATACGTCGTCATGTGATCCGCGCGCCATGCAATGCCGTCGAGCGTGCGGTCGCTGCGGCTGACAACCGACACGGTGGCGGCGCGGTCGCGGGCGATAGGCGCAGGCGGGATTGCGAACGGTGCGGGCGGTAGGCTTGGGCGGGTCATGCGGTTTCCTCTGCGATTGGACGGCGAAGCCCGCAGGCTTGGCAGTAGTGTTCAGTCGGGGAATACCTCGCCCAGAAATGCCCGCGCTCGGCGCACTGGCCCTCAAAATAGTTAGTCATGCGTGTGACGATATCGGCGGTGGTGGGATCGGTCACGCCCGCGCCCTCCATGCAAACAGCCCCGCCAGCCCCGCCACCGAACACGTCCGCCGCGGTATCCGCCGGCGGGACTTGGTGCGTTGTCATCTGATCTGATCGACCGGCAATGCCGTACAGCCTGCGGTCGTAACTTCTGATAACCGACACGGTGGCCGCGCGGCTGCGGGCAACTGGCGCAGGCGGGATTGCGAACGGGGCTGGGCGTAGAGTTGCGGGGGTCATAGCGTTACTTCCTTGTGTCG